CTAATTCAGTATAATCAAAAGTAAGTAAATTATTTTCCATTATTTCTCCAATGCCATCATATTGTATAAAATTAGTTTCATTGCGGAAATCACTCCATGTTCTATAATGACTAGCTAAATCTTTGGCAACTCTAACTCCAATTTCAGGTATACCTACTGCCGCGATTACCCTATCTAATGTCGTATGTTCTGCTATTTGAATTGCTTCTAATATGTTATGAACACTTGCCTGCCCAAATCCAGACTTACTAACCCATTCAGTAATGTGGTCTTTTAATAAGAATATATCTTTCGGACTTTCAACCCATCCCCAATTTATTAATTTTTCTATTGTGGCTTTTGATAAACCTTTAATATCTAGCCCTTTTTTCCCGCACATATGATCAATAATGTTTATTAGTTTACCTTGACAATTTGGATTATCACAAAACAATACTTCACTATCATTGTCTTTATGAATAGAAGTATGTTCTCCGCAAATTGGACAGATAGTTGGTATATTTAAATATATTAAATTATTATTCATTTTTTACCTCCATATGCTTAATAATTTTTTGTATATGCGATATTCATGAATCTATTGTATAATCAAGTTTCATTTTATTACATATTTCACAACAGGGAACACAATTACTTAATACATATCCTTTGGATGAATCAACTCTATCAACTCCATTATATTCTTTAATATCTCCACAATAATAGCATGGTTGAGATATTATTGTATAAAATTCATCTTTAGATAATTGAAAATTCAGATTTCTTGCTTTTGCTCCTTTTTTATAGATATTATATCTATTTTCTTTAGCTGTAGTTTGGCAAATTTTACATTCTCCACAATATCCATCTTTTTGACTTTTATTTTTTCAAAAGTTATCTAGTGATAATCATTGTTTACATCTAGAGCATCTTTTTAAAATAATATTCCCATTATTATCCCTTTGATGTATTTTATTATCTGCTTTTTGACTAATAGTTTTTAATCGTCCACATCCACAATCTTTAGACAATCCTTGTTTTAAATTTCTTGATTGAACAATTTTAATAGTTTTTTTATCACATTGACATTCGCAAACTCACGCAACTTTTTGACCAATATTATTAGTCCTATATAAAACTTTTCAATTATTAAAAAATTTTCCAGTAAAATCCTCAGCTCTTGTACCGACTTTAATTTCTGGATATTGTTGTTTAATTAATTTTAAATCCAATTGCCATCTTCTCCTTTTGCTTTCTCTATTTTTGGAATAATTTGATTTCTCTTAGTTACTATTATTTTTTGACCTATAAAAGGATGTTCTCCTAAAGTTTGTTTCATAATTGAAATATTACATAAGCTTGCACGAGAAATTTCTGTTCCATCTATATCTAATTTTTCAAATATAGCAATTGGACAAAGTTGACCAGTTCTTCCCATAGTCCATTCTATATCTTTTAAAGTAGTTTCATATTCTTCATCATAAAATTTATATGCTAATCCGCCTTTGAAGTGATGGTCTGTGCGTCCAGCAGCTTCATAATCTTTTACTTCATCATATTTAAAAACTATTCCATCAATTGGATATCCTAAATCTTTACAATCTTTTTTAATTAATTCAACACTTTCTTCTATATCTCTATTACAATAGAATGGAACAATAGTAAACCCTATATTTCTCAATTCAATTAATCTTGTAGATAAAAAATCATTATCAGTAAAGCCTTCAATTAGATCCCAAGTAATAAAGCTAAGGTTTCTAGATGCACTCTCTTTACTATCTAATAATCTAATAGAGCCACTCGCAAAATTTCTAGGATTTTTATATTCATTTGCAAAAGGTTCAAAATCTTTATAAGTACAAATAATTTCACCATCTACTACAAGTTTATTTTTATAATTTATTTTATTGGGAATGTTTTTAACTTGTAAAGCATTATGTAAAATATCTTCACCTATTATTCCATTTCCGCGGGTTTCTGCTTTAATTAATTTTCCATTTTCATAAGTTAATGAGCAGGTTAAGCCATCCATTTTAGCCATAGCAATATAATTTTTACTTCCTATAAAAGATTTAATATCATTTATATCTTTTGTTTTATCAAGAGATAACATAGGATGTGAATGTTCTACTTTATTTAATTTATTTACTACTTGATAATTAATTCTTTGTGTAGGACTATCCTCAAAATAAATACCAGTTTTACTTTCAAGAGCAACTAATTTAAAATATAAATTATCCCATTCCTTATCAGATATTTCTGGTTTTCCCTCATCATAAAGTTTAGTATAATAATTTATCTTATTTATTAATTCTCTTATTTCATTTTCATAATTTTGCATTTATTTCATCTCCTTTATTTATATATTAATATTATATAATAAAATAAATAAAAAATCAAAAATCACTTGTTATTCTTAACAAGTGATTTTATATGGCGATTCAGGTAATGGTTCATTTGTCTTATTTCCATATGTAATAGTTGGTTGCGTTAAGGTAGGAAAATCTTTTGTATGAATTTGATTTCAATCTATTGTTTGTGTTTTTTCTTTTTGTGATTTTAATTCTTCATATTTACCTTTGACTATTAATAATTCTTTATATTCATCAAGAGGAATTTCAATAGTAATTAAATTTTTTTCTGAACCTCTAATAGCATATTCATGTGTATCCATATTTACTTTTCTCCTTTCTAAATTTTTGTTATTGAATTTAATTGACCATTTTGGATCATTAAATTTCCTACTGCAGTTCTACTTAGTAAAGGAATATCAGTTGCTGCAATACATATAGAAGATTTGCCAACTAATAATACATTATCTTCATCATTAACCATGGTTGCTCCTATAATATTACCTGTTGTTGGAGTTATTTTATATATAGTTACACCTTTTCCTGCTCTAGCTTGAAGCGGAAATTCTTCAATCTTAGTTTTTTTACTATTTCCATAAGCGCTGAATACTGCAACTGTTTCTTTATTATTTCTAATAGGTAATCCTACTAAAACTTCATCTTCATCAGTTAATTTTATCGCTTTTACTCCTGTAGTAACTCTACCTATTGCCGCAATATCTTTAGTTTCAAAATGAATTGAATAACCTTTTTTAGTTATCACAATCATATCTTCATCATTCATTAATTCTATATTAGCAATACTATCTCCTTCTTTAAGATTGATTGCTGTAATACCAGTAGTTCTTTTAGTTTTAGTATATTCTTCTATTGATGTTTTCTTTAATAAACCATTTTTAGTTATAAATACTACATATTTATTTTCATTTTCTCTTGCTAAATTAGTTATAGCAATTACTTTTTCATCACTTTCTAAGTTTATTAATGTAGATACATTAGTGCCTTTTGATACATTTGTTCCAATTGGGATATTATCTACTATTATTCTATACATTTTTCCTTTATTTGTGAATAATAATAAAGCATCAATAGTATTAGTTTTTATTAGCGCCATAGTTGCATCATCTGTTGTTTTAATACCTTTTCCATTTCTTCTTTGCGTTCTAAAACTTACTTTAGGTATTCTTTTAATATCTCCAGTTTTTGATAACATAACAACTACATCTTCTGGAATAACTTCCGCAATTTCTTTTTCTTCTTTTGGAACTTCAATTTGTGCCAATTCAGTTCTTCTATTATCTCCATATTTTTTAACCAAATCATCTAATCTATTTAAAATTATATTTAATTGTTCATTTTCTGAACCTAATATTTTATTTAATTCATTTATATCTTCTAATAATTTAGCTTTTTCATTATTAAGTTCAACACCTTCAAGTTTTGCTAAACTACCCAATCTCATGGCAACTATTGATTTAGCTTGTGGTTCAGAGAAACCAAATTCACTTATTAATCCATCTTTTGCTGCTGCGCTTGATTCAGATTTTTTAATAAATGTAATAATAGTATCTATATCTTTTAGTGCTTTTAATAATCCTTCTACTATTTCTAGACGAGCTTCTGCCTTCTGTAAATCAAATTTACATTCTTTTATTAAACATTGTACATTATGTTCTAAATATATTTTTATACAATCTTTTAAATTAACTTCTGTTGGAGTCTTATTTACTAAAGCTACTTGATTATATGAAAAACTAGTTTGTAAATTAGTTTTTGCAAATAATTTCATAGCTATTGAATCTGGATTAATATCTTTTTTACATTCAATAACAATTCTTAATCCTTTTTTATTACTTTCATTTCTAATATTTATAATATCAGCAATTTCTTCTTCTGCTACTTTACCTATTTCTGCAATAAGTGCTTCAGTAGATGTTCCATAAGGTATTTCATAAAATACTAAATTTTGTTTTTCTACTTTATATTTAGCTCTAACTTTTACACTGCCATGACCAGTGTTCATAATATTTGGAATATCATCTTTATTAATTATTATTCCTCCTGTTGGAAAATCTGGTCCAGGTAACATTGGTTCTTTACCTTCAACATAATCATGAATTGCAATGGCTACTTCTTTTAAATTATGTGGTGCGAAATTACATGCCATTGCAACACCTATACCTGTGTTTGGATTGCATAATAAATTAGGAAATATGGCAGGTAATGTAATTGGTTCTTCAGCATCTTCTGAATAATTTGAAATAAAATCTACATTTCTTTTCTTTATTCCAAATAACATACCATCTTCTGCAAGTTTTGAAAGTCTTGCTTCAGTATAACGCATATGAGCAGGTCCATCGCCATCGATATTGCCATTAGAACCATGCCAATCTATAAGAGGGTATCTCATAACCCAAGGTTGAGATAATCTAACAAGAGCACCATATATTGAAGAATCTCCATGCGGATGATAAGTTCCCATTACATCTCCGACTATTTTTGCTGATTTTACATGAGGCTTATTAAATGTATAACCTTTCTCATATGCTCCCCACAATATTCTTCTATGAACAGGTTTAAGACCACTTGTTGCATCTGGTATTGATCTATCTTCATTTACTGCTACGGCATATTCAATAAAATTTTTACTTAATTCATTAATTATATCATTTGTTTGCATTTTTTCACTATTATTCATTTATATTATCTTCCTCCTTTATTAAATATTTATTTCCCATTATTAAGTCTAAAGTAATATTATCTCTTTCTCAATAAGGAATTCTTACTAAGGGAATATTTTTTTCTTTAGCATAATTATTTTTAATTTTATCATTTATTTTATTTTCTGTCAAAGAATGAGTAAAATAGTTTTGATCTTTATAATGCTGAATTCCATCAAATTCAATTAATCTAACTATTTTATTTTTATTATAAATACCGAAATCATATCTTAATGGTCTTTTATTTTTCAAATCATCAAATTTTATTTGTTTTTGATATATAATATTATTTTGTTTTAAAATATTTTCTATATTTAGTTCACCGATAGATATTTTTAAACATCCACATGATTGAACACTTCCCCTTTGTAAATCATTACTTGAAACTTCTTTTAATTCTGTATTTCCGCAATCACATTTACACATTCAATACATATGAGTCCCATCTTTCATTGTAGTTGGATATAGTGCTGTTAACAATCCAAATTTTTGATTTGTTAAATCTTTATAAAAATGATGATAAAGACAATTCTCTCCACAGGTTTTAACATGTCCAGAATTCAAATGATTAGAAGTAACTTCTTTTAAATTACCGCAATCACATTTACACATCCAAACTATACTACGATATTCTCTTTTTCCCGTATCCTTTATAACCAATAAGTGACCAAATCTTTGACCAACTAATCTATCACTTAATTGAACTTCTTTTTCTTTTATTAAATTATTATCATAAGTAATTTCATAATTATCTTTACTAATTCTTGAAATAATAATTCCTTTTTTCTTAAAAACTTCAACAGTTCTATTAAAACTTCTTTTTAAAGTGCTAGGACTTCTATTAATTTTTTTACATAACTCTTCTAATGTCATACTTTTCCTCCTATTATATATAAAAAGTAGGAATGCAATTTTTGTTAACATTGTCCAGAATTAACAAAAATTGCATATTTTTTATTCGGCATTATAAGTAGCTTCTTTGCTATGTAGTTTAATAAATTCTTTACGAGGTAAAATTTTATCTCCCATTAAATCATCAAATAATTTATTTGCGGTTGCCGCGTCTTCAACTGTTATTTGTTTTAGAATTCTATTATTAGGATCGGTCAATGTTTCTTCGGTTTCATCTACAGACATTTCTCCGCAAACCCTTCATTCTGTTAACAGTTATTTTTTTATCGCCTATCATCTTTTTAAATTCTTCTAATTCTTCATCATTTTTAATATATTTATATTCTTTTCCTATTGTAACTTTATATAATGGTGGAACTCCTGCATATATATACCCATCTTCAATTAATTGAGGACAGAAATTCCATATAAAAGTATAAAATAAATTCTTGATGTGAGCCATGTTTATCCAATCTTTCGATTTGGCACTGACTATCTTTTACTCTCTTACTAGAGAGGAGACCATTTCGAATTGCGTATCAATAGCAATCCTACTCCCTTGCCCATAAGGCTTAAGGGATAGTCGATACAGGTTCTAAATATTAATTCATTTTCTCTCTTTCTTTTTATAAATAGGTAATTCTTTATAATATCTTCCTCATAATATCATTTGAAATGATTGAAAAGATACTCTATCTTTATAATTTTCATAAATTGCTTTAGCACTCTCATTAACATATCTTTGTCTTATTTGAATAACCTCTTCATTACTAAATTTTGCACTAGAACTTTCTTCTCCTTTTGTTACTTGAGATGTATAATATTTTTTATTTTCTATTGTAAAAACTTCTGGCATTATATGAGCCCATGACCTACCTTGTCATAAATTTTGAAAATATTGAAAAGTAATTTTATCTTTATATTCTTCATATACATCTTTTTGTTTTAAATGATTATTATAAGCAGTTCTAATTTTTATTACATCTTGTTCAGTTAACTTTGAATTTGGATTATTATTTCCTATAACATTATTTAAACCTCCATCAAATTTATTGCCTGAACTTTTTGCATCTAATTTAGTTATTCAATATTGTTCTTTTTCATTTAGTTGTTCTAAAGAACATTCTTCTAATATTTCATATTTAAAAGCATCTTTTCCTTTTTTTGTAATATAGTCATCAAATGGAATTCTACTTTGTCTATAAGTCTTATATTGATGTTCTTTAAATCTTCTTTCTATATCATTGCTTTTACCTACATAAAATATCGTAGGATTTTCTTTTTCAGTAATTTTATAAATTCCTATCATTATTTTCTCCTTTATTTTATATTAAAAGAGAATAGAATTAATATTTAGTTTCCCACGGGATTTCCATATCTATTGACTTAGGATTCCCCGTTAGCATCTTTCTCTTTCATAGTTATATGAAATTTATATGTGACACATAAATCTCATTTGTCCTATAAAATTAAGATACCCGCTTGATTAAGCGCAAAGTCTTTCATCGGCACTAACACTTGGTTCACCGTCTACATCCGCATCACTTTCAATTATTATCTTACCATATCTTAAGCTATCTTTGTCATAAGTAACTTTCATAGTTTTAGTATCAATATATAATCCAAACGCATCTATCATTGTCATAATTTCTGCATTTTTTTGTATCTTATCTAAACTAGCTTTTTGAGTGTTAAGTATTTTTCCGTCTAATAGGCATTACTGCTTGAAATTCATTATTACGAGCTGACTTTAAGTTTCCTGATGCTGAGTCTCCGTTCAGTAATGTATATTTCACATTTTTCTCTTTCTTTTGAATAACAATCTGCAAGTTTACTATCAAATTTTAATGCTTTTTCTTTTTTCTTATTATTTTCTCTTACTCTTTCACGAGCATTTTTAGCTGCCTCTCTAGCTTTTCTTGCGGCTGCCGCCTTGTCAAATATAGTTTTTATTTCTTTTTCATTACTATTAAAGTAATTTTTTAAAGCTTGAGATGATAATCTTTGAACATAAGTTCTTCCTTCAGATGAACTTAATTCTTCTTTGTTTTGACCTTTAAATACTGGATCTATCATTTTAAAATTAATAATTAATAATTGACCTTCTTCTAAATCAGAACCTGTTAAATTATCTTCTTTTTCTTTTAACCATTTTTTCTCTCTTGCAAACTGATTAAAAGTTTGAGTGAAAGCTGTCTTAAAACCTGTTAAATGAGTTCCTTTTTCTTGTGGGATATTGTTAGTATATAATTTAATTAGTCCTGAATATCCATTAACATATCCAATTGCTATTTCAACTTGAAAACTACCTTCTCTTTCTGAGAAATAAATAGGATTAATTAACATTTCTTTTCCATTACTTAGATACCTTAAATAATCATACAAGCCTTTATCTGAAAAAAAGGTCTTTTCTTTATTGTTTATTTCATCTTTAAAAATAAAAGTTAATCCTGTACATAAATAACTAAATTCTTGTATCATAGTTTCTAATTTTTGACTATCAACCTTTACAGTTTCAAAAATTGTTTCATCTGGATAAAATAACACCTCTACCCCAGAATCATTAGTTTTTTCCGTTCTATAATTAATAAATTTTCCTTTAGAAAATTCTACTATTTCTTTAATATCTTCTCTTGAAGTAGTTACAATCATTTTTTTAGATAGAGCATTTACTGCTTTACCTCCTGTTCCATGTTCTCCTCCAGATGTATTATACCCAGTTTGACCAGTTGCATTATCAAATTTACCACCTGTGTTTGCTATGCCATAACAAGCTTGTAATATACTGCATCCAGAAGAATGTTTTCCATGAGGAATTCCACGTCCATTATCTTTAATATAAATACCACCGTCTTGTTGCAATTTAACTATTATTGTATCTCCAGCACCATTTAAATATTCATCTATACTATTTGAAATTATTTCTTTTATACAATGATGTAGTCCTTGAATATCTTTAGAACCAATATACATTCCAGGGTATTGTCTTATATGTTCAAAATAATCTAATGTTTTAATACTTTCTGCTTGATAATTATTATTCATAACTATTCTCCTTTCTTTTCTATTTTTTGTCAATGGTAACCACCAGCTGTTTTTTGACGGCCTGCTAGACATCCTGAAATATTTTGTCTAGATGTCTTTGCTCATTGAGCAGCTTCTTTGACTGTTTTAAATATCATATTTGTTTCAATGCATTTTAATTGAGTTGAATTTCCATTATTTTGTCCTATAAATTTTTCTCTATATTCTTGATTTTTTCACTGCTCTTTTAATTTATTACTTTGTTTTATTTTTCTTTGTAAATTATTTTGTCAGTTTTTCTTTTGTCCCTCACTAATTAATATAGATAACTGTTTTCCTTTTGCATGGCTGCCACCGCCTTCATTAATATTATATCCATATTTTTCATCTGTTGCTTTATATAATTTTATATAATAACTTTCTTGAATATCCGCTTCTTCTAAAGTTAAATTATCTATTAAAATCTCATGAGAAAAATTTTCTCAACCATATTTTTTTATTGCATTATAAAATCTAGGAGAATCTATATAACCCTTTCCATTTTTTCATCTTTTTTCTGGTTGCTGTTTAGTTTGCCCTATATAAACTTTTCCATTAATTTTATTTTTATGCATGTAAATTATATAATTATTCATATTTTATTCTTTTTCTCCTACAATATTACATTTTATATCAGGAAAAGCTCTTTTTATAATCACTCTTTCATCATGTTCAGCACAATCTATAAAAGTAAAACCTTTATGTAAAGAAATAATTCCAAAAGGCTCTTCATCATTTTTTATAATAAAATAAGTATTATCTATTTCAAATTCCTTAAAAGGCTTTTCAAAATATAAACAATTATTTGTATAATATTCCTTAAATTCTATTACACCCAAGTCTTTATCTAATTGAATCTCGCCTTTTAAAGAATGTGCTCGTGATACATAGTCTATTTTATAAAATTTTAAATTCATTTATTTTCTCCTTTCTTTTTTATCTATTATAATTATATCATATTTTTTATTGTAAGTCAAAAAAAGCAATTTTCATTAGGATTATATTCATTTTTTGAAAAAATTTCTTCTAATTTTTTATGATTATCAGTAGCCAATGCATCTGCCAATTCATTACCTAATAACCCTGAATGTCCTGGAACTTTTTCAATAGTAAAGTTAGGTCATTCAAGTTTACAATATTCTCATATTTGTTTTACTAAATCTAAATTCTCAATAGGTTGGTTTTTAGGTCTAGTTCAGTTATTTTTATTTCAATTATATATTCAATCATTAAACATATTAACACAGTATGCTGAATCTGATTTAATAATGCATTTTTCTTGTTTATATTTAATCTGAGTTAACTCAAGAGCATAAAGTATTGCAGTTAATTCCATACGATTATTAGTTGTATTTATTTCTTTACCACTACGTATATAATCAATGCGGTAACCGGTTACCGATTTTCATTCGGAACTAACACAGCTACTCCCCAACCACCGCATATTATTTTCAGAACCATTATTTCTTGCACTTCCGGTCTGTATAAATTTCTATCATTTTTTCCTCCTTATACTAATAAACAAGGTAATTTATTTATTACCTTGTTTATTTATCATATTTTTAACAATTTCATCTCTTGAATCTATAGCTTTTTGTAATCTCTCTGTTAAAGTTTGTATATTAGTTTCATATGATTTTATATCATCCTCTAAAATATAAATTTCTTTCTCAAGTAATTTAATACCTTTACTATTTTTATTACATCTTTTATTTCTTATTAATTCATCATATATTCTTTTTAATGGCTTTAATTGATATTTTGAAATTTTTATTTTTTCTTTCATATATTTTATTCCAGCCCTCATCTCTGCGTAACGACAACCTGCAAAACTAGAAGCTATATCCTTGTCATCTGGATGTAATGAAGCATAGGCAATAATATCTCCTAAATCAGTAGCCACTATTACTTTTGAAATTCCTGTTTCTTTATTATATTCTGATGCTATTGTTTTCATTTGAATTTTCATATATTTTAATCCTCTCCTTTTTTACTTTTATATATAACTTCTGAAGATGGTAAGAATAAAAATATTAAGAACCAAAACCATCCGTTTAATGGAACTGTCTCATCTAAAAAATTAGCAATATTAATTCCATTAATTACAAAATTTATATCTAATATATCTATTATCCATATTATTATAATAATAGCTTTAAAAATTCTATAAAGACCCAACATAGTCTTCTCCTTTCTATTTATTTTTAAACATATTTAATCAATTATTTCTTTTCCAATGTGATGCTGTTCAAAGTATCCTAAGCCATTTTCGTAATATTCCTTTAACTCTTTTTCTTTCTGCATTTTCATTTTATATAGTTCGTTAATTTTATTATGTATATCTTCGCTAATTTGTTCAATAGATACAGGATAACAGTTATGTGAATCTACTCCAACATGATACATAAAAGGATTATCATTAAAAAAATTGTCTTTCTGGTGCGTATGTCCATATAAGTTTATTATATGGTTATGATATGGTTTATCATCATAATTTGCTGTAAAAGTTGGATAATGGCAAAGGAAATAATATTGCTTACCAATTTTGATTGTTTTTGCTTCACAAATCTCTACTACATTAGGTAAGGTTTTATAGAGTTCAATTCGAACATCACTATCATGATTACCGCGAATAATGTGAATTTTACCTTTTAATGATTTAATCATTTCTAAGCCATAGTCATTATCATTTAGCATACAATCTCCAAGACAATAAACATCGTCTTCATCTGAAACAATTTCATTATAATTAGCTATAATAGTTTGACTATTTTCAAAAGTAGAATTAAAACCTCTAGGTTTATATAAAAAATCTTTTTCATGACCGGAAATGCCAGTCTGATGTAAAAAATATTTTTCCCATCTAAATTACCTCCTCTCGAATTTTTCTTTTTATTGCTTCATATTGAATTTTATTTAAAATTTCTAGTGCATCTTTATTTATTTCATCTTTTTCTTTTAATGATTTTTCCTTTATGTTTTTTGTATTACTATCAAAGAACTCCACTAATTCTAATGCTTCTTTTAAAGTATATTCACTCATTTTAGCTTTCATCATTTCTTTTTTATGTGGTTGATATTTTAAAGCACTCTCAAAAGTGTCTCCATTACTATATGCTGTAATAAAATCAAACATTCTAATGATATGATGTAATTGTTTACCATCATATCCATATTTTTCTATTTTGTCAAGTAGTGTAGGATATGGATGGGTTAAAGCTTTCTTTTTTTCCATACTCATACCTGACATACATCTTAATGCTTGATTAGTATTATAATGAGCTATTAATTCTCTATTTTCTTTTAATATATTAAATAGATCAACATATTTTGGATTAATTATATAATCACAAGCAAATAATATTTCTACAAAATTAATATTTTGTTTTTTAAAATTATCAAAATATAATCTAATATCTTTAATATCTAAATGTTCATTATTAGGTAAAATATGAGTTGTTGAAATTGGTTGCTTGTTCATAACAATCTCTTCAAGAGAAGGAATTACAATAGCTTTGGTATCTATATCTGATTTATAATTATCTGTATATATATCTAAACCATAATTTTGAGAACCTTGAATAAAAATTCCAAATAGCTCTAAATTTGAATATGTTTTTTGAAACTCCTCCAAATGTTTTTGTAAACCATTTTTTATATATTTCTCTCTATCCATTTTGTACTCTCCTATTCCATAATTCTATTTGTTTATAAATATTTTTTTCGCTATATAACCAAGTGCTTGGACGACAACTACATGATTTTTTATGCACACAATCTATATATAAATGTTTGTTACAACTTTTTATATAAGCATCTCCGCCACAAAAAGGACAAGGTTGTAAATCCTTTGCTATATTTTCCATTATAACTCCTCCTTTAATATATTTCTTTTATAAGAGATTCTATCTATATCTCCACCTGTGTGAATAATATAAATATTATCAAAAGATTCATTTATGTCTGGAATAGTTAATCTTTGATACATGTTTCTTATTACATTCTCAGGAACAACTTCTCTTCCCTTTCTACTAGAGTTTCTTCTTATGCATTCCCCTAAATTAGTATCTAGTAATATTATATTTATTTCTTCAAGGCTATTTTTATCTATTTTATTCAATAATTTGGCTCTTGATGAAAAATCAATATGTGTAGCATCAGCAAATACTCTATTATATTCTTTCGTAGCCAAATTTATTTGTCTACAAAATTCTTTAAATACCTGTTTTTCTTTTGCAAAATAATCATCTTCATCTTTTAACATTGAAAATCTGATATTATCTCTTGATATATATTTAGTATTTTTATCTAAATGATGATGAGCCCAGTATGATTTTCCGCGATCCGCGGAATTCCGCATCATTAAAAATAATTTAGCCATATTAAACCTCCTTAAAATTTTTAATTTCTCTATTAGCTATATCTTTAAAATCTAAATCTTCCTCCATTGGAATACCGTATTCTTCTTTCATATCTGCTAAATAATCTGAGTTAGCATCACAATACCAAGACCAATTATCTACTCCACCAGCTTCTAATGCTTCAAGTCTTGCTCTACTTTCTATTAAATATTTTAAATCTGTTTCACTTACTTTATAATATTTCATATATTTTATTCCTCACTTTCTTTTATTCTATGACCACAATCATTAGAAAAGTTAGAATTCCAACATTTTCCATTTATATTATATTCACAATTTTCACAACTACAATCAGACAGATCTTTAATTGCTATTTTGTTTCCATTAACAAATCTACCTAAGTTATATTCTTGTTTAAAGTCTTCTTCACTATAACCACCTATTTCACGGACTTCCGCATGATTTACTTCTTTTTTACAATAAATACAATATAATCGTTTTAAATGTCCAGCTTCTCTTTCTGCACCTTTTCTTCTTTGGATTGGCATACCTTCCTTTCCACAACAAGTGCAAAAAAATCTACTCTGTGTACTTATATTTCTTACTTTTGCCATATTTTTCATCATCTCCTTTTCTTTTATATAACAATTATATCAAAAAATAAAAAAATAATCAACAAAAATTAATTTGCTGATTATTTTATACAATTATTCTCCTTTTTTTAATAAATATTCATTTGAAACTGCTTTAAATGAATTTACTCCATCTGAGGTTCTTAATACAACACCCTCTCTATACTCTCCATCTATTTTTGAATTTCCATCTGCATAAGCTATCATTTCATCTATTGAATTTGGTAATTTAAAATGTTCATCTAAAATTGGAACACAAGGTATACTGTATGTATTTGTTAATATTTCTTTCATTTCTCTTGGATTAAATCTTTTTGTCTTTCCGTCTTTATAACCAAAAATTAAGTTAAATGCATTAAAATCTATAGTATCCATACCATAATCTCTTTTTTGGATTGCTTTTCCATATGTTTCTCCTTGTATAGTAACAAAATCAATATCATTATGAATATTTAATATATTTTTTAAAACTTCTTCTATATTATATTTTATTGCCATTTCTGTATAAACATTATTCTCATAAAATAATTTTTTTTCTTTTTCAGGTTTATCAAAACATACATTTCGAGAACATACATAAAAATCATATTTATTTCTTTTAGCTCTTTTCATTGTAAAAGTTGTTGATGTTCCATCTATTTTCTCAGTTACAAACCATTCAGTATTATCTGGCGGAAATAGTTGAGGTAAATTTTGTACTCTTTCTTCATCAGTTTTTATTACCCAATCAGGCCAGAATGAAGCTTTTGTATCTGATTTATTACCTAAAAAGAAAAATAATAATTTTTTACCCCAATTTTTTTCATATAACCATTGAATAAACTTATTATGTTTAAATAGTTTCCAATGTCTTTGTGCCATTTTTTTGTATTTATCAACAGATGCTTTTCTTTTATTATCCTCTATAACTGAGTATTTTACTCCAAGTGTGTCTGTTAAAAAAGTACCAGTAATGTCAATTCCATTACCAACTTGTAAATTTAATGATGCCAACCAAGATGGAATTCTACCTTCTTTATCTATCCAATCCTCAAAAGCCATTAATAAACCTTGTGAAATAAAATTACCTTTTCCGCCGAATGTATATTTTTGGGTTTTTACTTTATAATGTTTCTTAGCTAAAAATTCAAACTCTGGTTTTTCTGGTAATTTTGAATCAATTTCAAAATATACTGCATAATCACCAGGTTTAAAAGTTCCTTTTCTAGTCATAACTCTCCAACCACCTACTACTGCAGCTTCGCAATTATCAGAACCAATTATTGGTTCTATCGCATCTATTTTTACAACATAACAAAGTTCTCTAATTCCTTTTTCATTTAACATATCATTCCCCTCCTTTTAATAACTATCATAAAACTCTACTTCAATATTTTCATTCTTTTGCATAAAAGAATAAAGCCATTTTAAATTAATTATATTTTGAACTAATTTTTCTTTTATTTCATCATATTCCCAAATAGAATCTCCATATTCATTCCAATAATTTTCTGATAGAAAGTTATAAAGCATTTTTATAATTGGTGGAATATCTTCAATATCTATTTCAGTTCTATATTGGTCATTGTTCATATGTAATATTTTTATTATTTCGTTTCTAATTCCCCAACATTTTCTCCAATAAGCTATTTCTATTCTAATTTCATTATTATATTCAGTGGTATCACACTCAATGTATGGTGGTATTAATCTTATTTGTTCTTTTGCTATTCTTCTTATTACAATTCCATTATCTAATCCCATATCTATTTTTCCTCCTTTTTAAAAAATTCTTCAAAAACTTTTAGCATTTCATCTTCTTCATAAAACCAAGGATCTTTTTCACAAATGCTAAATATATTTAAAATTAATTGACCAAATCTTAAATCCGGCACTTGTTTCCAATATTTAGCTAACTTATTACAAAATTTATCAATTCTATTTATATCTCTCATTTTTATTACCTCCTTTTAATTTATTATATATTTTTATTTTTTATTTATCAAGTAAATTCTTTAATGTAGATATATTCTTAAAAACTATATGAGTTCCATTTACACCGCGGCTATCTATCTCCGCAACACCATACTCTTTTAATTTATAGAATAAAGTTCTAAATACAGAAGTGGATATTTTATAATACTCTGTTGCTTGACTGACCTTAATATTTCCTTCATTTAACCCATTAAAATCTTGTATTATTAGAGATAATACTTTTAATTCGGTCTTTGTTAATATATTTATTATTTCTTGCTCTTGTGATATATTATTTATATTTATTTGTATAATATTTTTTATAATATTTTTCATCTTATTTATAATAATTTCATCATTATCTAAAATTATTATTTTTAAATAAGTAAAAAACTCATCATTAATATATTCTTTATATTTAGGGTTAATTATTTTATAAGGTGATAATATTAAATTAAATAATAATGTTTTTGTATCAATAGCAGTAGATATAAGAGTACGAATATCTATTATTTTATTATCATATATATTTATATTATATAATTCTTCTTCTGTTGGTAAATAACATGCGGTTACTTGTGTATCAATTGTAAGGTTTGGACTTATTCCATTACAGTCAGGTACTGCCGCAATTCATAATATTCTATCTTCTCCATATTTATTACAAAATTTTTTATATTGCTCTTGTAGATAATCTTCCATTTTGTATATCCTTTCTTATTTTCTTTATTTCTTTTTTATATCTTTTTGAATATTTTGTCAACATATCATCAACAGCATGAGCATTAATTTGTCCTGCACTAGCTGAATAATCTATACACCAATTATCATCTAATAAATAATTTATTAAAAATGATAGTGCTAATTGTGAATTTAAACTTGGCGCCAATATATTATCATTATTCTTCTCTTGTTCATATAATCATTCTGCAAAATTCATTTTTTCCATGATAAATGTTCCTTTCATCAATTTTCTTCATTATTAAATATCGCACGCACACGCGCGTTTAAATATTTATATTATTATTATACAATATTTTTTATTAAAAATCAATATAAGAATGTATTATTTTAGATCAAAAAGCATATTGATTTTTAATAAAAAATATTATAAAATATAAATAATAAAGGAGGTAGATAGTTATGTTAGAACAATATAAAGATTTTGATGTAAAACATTTTACAAAAACTTTTAATTCTAGTAAATATTATAATGGAAATATAAATGGTTTTGATATAATGGCTATGCAGAGTCATGAGGATGCAGATAAATTAATTAATGAGTTAAAACAAGTTATTAATTCATTCTCTAATATTCAAAGGCAAACAATTAGTTTAGAATATGATGATAGTCATCTGCTTGATTCAGATAAAATAAGAGTAAAGCAAGAGATTAAAAAATATGCCACGCAAAGGTTTGCTTAATCAAGATCATGTTTACTTATGTTGACTTAAACATATTTTTTTGATATAATTGTCTTATAAAAGAAATGAAAGGAGATATAAAAAAAATGGAAGAAAAGAAAATGACAAAAAAAGATTATTATATTTTAATTAAAGAAATGGTAGAAAAAATAGATGTTGAAGGAAAAAATGAATTAATTGAATTTGTAGATAAACAAATTTCTCAAATTGAAGCTAAAGCAGAAAAAGCAAAAATTAGAGCAACAGAGAAACAAAAAGCTGGAGATGAATTAAGGGATAGAGTTAAATCAATTTTAACTAACGAATTGCAGACTGCAGATGCTATTACAGCACAAATTGATGATGAAGATGTTACAAAAGCAAAAGTAATAGCAAGATTAACTCAATTAGTAAAGAACGGCGATGCTGAAAAAGAAGATGTAAAAACTGAAGATGGAAGAAGTGTAAAAGCATATAAAATAAAGAGTGAATAAAAATAATAGGGTGGAATATTATTACCGCCCTCTTATCTTATAAGGAGATATATAAATGAAATATTGTTTAAATTATAATAAAGATACAGAACATTCAAAACACATTCACGATGTAGATGAATGAACTATTATATATAATAGTAAAGATGATACTTTATTAGAGTTTTTAGAAAAATACAAAAATAAACGAATTAATATATATGTAAAAGAAGAAAAAGTTGATTTTAAATTTTTAACTGAATTATGTGAAAAATATAATAATGTTTATATAAAATTTAATGGAAATTATTACATTGATAAAGTTAAAGAAAATAAGCCAAATTTTAAATTCTTTTTTGATACTCAAGTTAGTGATTGGGATATTTTTATTGGTCTACTTAAAATACAAGTAACTGATATTTATATTGTAGAAAATTTAGCGTTCGAAATTGATAAAATTCATGCGGTTGCCACACAGCATAATACACAAGTTAGAATATATCCAAATATAGCTCAGTCGAAGTGGAATGACAGCCCTGCTATAAAAAAATTTTTCATTAGACCAGAAGATATTAATGCTTATGAAGAATATATAGATGTAATAGAATTTTATGACGTTGATAAAAAAATAGATATATATTATGATGTTTATAAACAAAAGAAAAAATGATTTGGTCGATTGGATGAAATTATACTAGATTTTAATTCAGATATAGATAATAAATATATTATTCCAAGATTTGCGGAAATGCGTATTAAATGCGGTAAAAATTGCCTAAAAGGAGGTAGCTGCCGCAGATGTGAAATAATAGAAGAATTATCTAATAATCTTAAAAAAACTAAATTAGTTGTTTCTATTGATAAAGATAAAAAGGAGAATGAATTGTAATGAATGAAGAGAAAAAGAAAAAATTTATTGGTAAAAAAATTAAAGATATTAAAATTGATGGATATGGAATAGAACTTTTACTAGATGATGGTATAAAATTAATTTATGAGGCAACTGATTGTGGTTTTTCAAATTGGTTAATTAAAAAGGAGGATGAATTATAGTGGCACGTGGACAAGAATTAAAAAAGGAAATTACTAAAAAGATATTAGAATTTTTTCCAAATAGTTTTTTATATAACGATGGAAAAGAGATAAGAATATGTGGTCAAGAAAATGGAGAGGAGATCCAAGTAAAAGTAACATTAACTGCAGCTAAAGAAAATGTTTATTCTGGGCAAGATAATGCTACACCAGGTACTACCGCAGAAATGAATTTTGAAAGTAATAAACAAGTTGAACAAAAAATAACAGAACCAACGCAAGAAGAAAAAGATAATGTTAAAAAATTAATGGAAACATTTGGGTTATAATAATAAAAAACAATAGTTTTACTATTGTTTTTTATATTTGCTTTTTTATAAAAAATATTATATAATAATTATAGAAAAGTTAAGGAGGAGGTATTATTATGGAAGAAAATAAAATAATATATTGTTGGGTTAGATATATTGACGACTATAATTATATACACTTAGCTCCAATAGAAAAAGAAAATGATTTAGATTATATAAAGGAAAATTATAATATATTAAATATCGAGAGTGTAGGCGCATAGATTGACTTTTTATAAAAATTTTGATATAATTATTGTTATAAAAGATGTCAAGATGTTTTATTTAAAGGAGGATTTTAGTATGTCTAATAATGATTTTAATAATATTATAGAAGATTTATTTTTCCCTGCTGCTTTTGATTGGGATAAAAAATCTTACAAATTCAATAGAGATGAAAAGGATATGCATCCTTACTCTATAAAAAATGGGGAAAAAGAGGTTCTTATTACTCATAATATCCTAGGTATTGATAAAAAAGACCTTAAAATTACAAATGAAAGTGAAAATGGAACAAATTTTATTTTAATCAAAGGTAAAACAAAAGATACAATTACAGGTAAAGAATATTCAGTTGATTCTAGATTTGCTCTTGATGATACTCAATTAGATTTAACTGGAATTAAAGCTAATGCAAAAAATGGATTACTTTATATAATTATTCCTACAAAAAAGAAAGAAATAAAAAAAGAAAGTAAAAATATAGAAATATTATAAATATAAAAACATATTGTTTTTTAGTCTTGGCATCTTGTTATATGCGTCTGTAGCCAAAATAGCTAAGGCAAAGCTCTGCAAAAGCTTGAGTGATGGTGCAAGTCCATCCAGACGCTCCACATACTTTTAATTGATTTTTATTAAAAAATATATTATAATTATTATATAGGAAGGTGATGAATATGAGTTTATCAAAAGCTATAAAATCTGGAAAAGAACATCGAATTGAATATGGAACAAAAGGGCAACCATATTGTAAAGCTGTTGATAAAAGTTGTAGAAATCATGGTGATTGCCCTTGGTGTAAAGGAAATAGGTTAAATAAATATAAGAATTTGGACAAAATATCTCAAAAAGAATTACAAGATTTTGATAAATAATTATAGGTGGTTGGTCAGAGCCGAGTGCAGAAAGCACCTTATAAACACGGGGTTACGGCATTCTATATATTGCGATTGTAGAGAACCGGTTATCTCATCAGTCTCATAAGCTGAAAATACTTAGTTCGACTCTAGGCATCGCAACCATCTATAAAAGGTTATGTTAGGTAAAGTTTTCTTTTCCTTTTAAAATATATTATATATATAAAAAGAAACTCAAAAATGGTTATGCCTCATGAAATTGGCAGTCCCTACCAAAAATGGGTAAAAAACATCGTAGACAGGTTATAGTTTATCCGCAACGTGAGTTTATAAATATACAATTAAAAAACTAATATAATAACGATAAAAATTAAGAAGCTGGTACTCTTTATAAACCAGTGGGACTGATATAACACTAACCTTTACGCGGTTTAGTCTATAAGTACCTTAAAATGGGAAACTAATAAGTGTATTAAAGAGTAATAACGGACAAGGCTTAGGCAGGTGAAACAAACTGGTGGGATGCGAGTGGTTTACTTACTCTTATAAAATAAAAAATCAATTTAATATTTCTCTTTTGATTTTTATAAAAAATTATAATATAATAATTATAGAAAAAGAATATTTTTGGACATTTTTGAATACTTTTGTTTATATGTTTCTCCTATATAATAGGAGGATATAAATATGGCAAGATGTAAAGATTTAACAAATCAAAGATTTGGAAGATTATTAGTATTAAATAGAGATGGGACAAAAAGCGGTCATGCAACTTGAAAATGTATTTGCGATTGTGGTAAAGAAACTATTGTTATAGGATCTAACTTAACAAGTGGAAAGATTTTTTCATGTGGTTGTTATAGGAAAGAAAAACAAGCCCAATGAGGAGCATCTACTGGATATGATTTAACAGGTCAACAATATGGAGAATTAACAGTATTAGAAAGAGCTTATGATAAAGAAAAGCAAGAAAAAGAGTTAAATCCAAGTATGAAAAAAATTCGTCCTATTTGAAAATGTCAATGTTCTTGTGGTAATATTACTTATGTACATACTGCATCATTGCGTAATAATGGAACACGTTCATGTCGGACATATAATTTCTTATGGTAATCAAAAAATACATTCTTTATTAGAACAAATGAATATTAATTTTAAATCTGAATATCAAATTTATTATAAAGATAAAAATTATCGTTATGATTTTGCTATTTTAGATAAAAATAATTTAATTAAATGTTTTATCGAATACGATGGACAACAACATTTTTATTATACTAATTATGGATGAAATACAAAAGATAATTTTAAAAAACAACAAGATAAAGATAAAGATGAAAATAAAAATGATTATGCACGAGAAAAATGTATTCCATTAATTAGAATTCCTTATTATGATTATAATAAAATTAATATAGAGTATTTAAAATCTTTATTTTTTCAATATAATATTATTATTGATTTTTATTAAAATATATAATATAATATATTTGTAAAAAATAAATAAGGGAGTGATAATATATGAGTAATTATATTTATTTTTGGGAAACAGAATATCCTTTTCAAAAGATGTTAGAAAAAATATTTCCAACTTATAAGATTAAATATTCTTTAACTGGTAATGGTATATTTAATTTAGTTTTTATTAACGATAAAATTTATGAAGTTAAATATACTAGAACTACATCAATGGGAAAAAATGATAATCATAGTATTGATATGGATAAAAAATTTATTATTAATACTATTGTTGATAATCTAAAGACAGATAATATTGCTGTATTTGGTGGTAAATTTATTACTTTCCCTGTTGCAAATTGGATTGCAAAAGTAGAAATTGTTAAAAAATTAAAAATGCCTAGTTAGAGAAGGAGGATATTATGGGTAAAAGAATAGTTTTAATCAAAGGTTCTTATATATTTATTATTATTTGCGGTATTATAGTATTTTTTATTAGTTATTTCTGCACTACTCTTTGTTATAATAATTATTGTGATAATCATAACTATCCCATTCAAATTATAGCAAAAGATTATAGTTTAAAATATAATATACAAGAAGTAATAAATGAAGATGAGAATGTGATAGAAATAAAAGATATATATGGTAAAAATTATACTTTTAATAAAAAAGAATATATTATAAGATATAAATATAATACAAAATAAAATTCGGGATTCATCTAATAGGTAGGATACAGGTGGTAAGAAAATATTTTTTGACTCTTTGAGAATTTTATGTTGGAAGAATATATTGCCGAGTAGGCGAATTGGTAGAGCCACCAAGCTTTGACCTTGGAGTTTGTATGTTCGAATCATACCTCGGCAGCCACAGATTTTTATTCCTGAGATTGGTATTCGAATTACTGATCTCGAGCCATAAAAATTAAAAAATATTTGAT